GCAAACTCACCCGATCAAGGTTGGGACTCGACCCGGACGAATGGCGGGTCGTCGATCCGCACGTCCATGACATGATCGTGACGCAGGCCCACGATTTCTGTCAGTCGACGTTGCAAACGACGGCTGACAGCGTGCGAGACGCTTACGACAAGCTCAACACGGAGTTGATTGCGGGAGTCGTGACGGAGGGTGAGGCGTACCCCGAACTGACGAAGCGGGTGCGGTCCGTGTTCACGGATCTGAGCAAGAGCGGGGCAACCCGGATCGCGCGGACGGAGACGGCGCGGGCGGTCAATGGTGCGTCGCTCCAGTCGGCGAAGGAGTCGGGGGTTGTCTCGGCAAAGCGGTGGTTGCTCTCGGCGTCGGCATGTCCTCACTGCCAGGCTGTTGCGCAGGATGTGAATGGAAGGGGTGGAATACCGCTCGATGAGCCGTTCGCGACGGGGTTGAGCGACAAGGAAGCGTATGCGACGTGTCAGAGCCCCCCGCTTCACCCGTCGTGCAGGTGCAGTCTTACATTTTCATTAGTAGATAAATACCAGTCTGTCGTCGACGAGACCCCCGACGCCGTGTTCGTCGGGGCGATGGGGGTCAGTGATGCCTCGTGACTTCACCTGGAACGGCCCGCAATTCGAGCGATACCTCGAAACCGAGATGGGTCGGCGGCTCGATGCGGCGGCGACTGTCGTTCAGAACCACGCCAAGGAACTCATCGGGCGTGAGGGCGCGGCGAAGGCTGCGAAGTCGACCACGCTCCGATCCGGACGCAAGGTCCGCAAGGGGCAGCTCGTCTACGGTGCGGTCCGGTCGAAGCCGGGTGAGCCGCCGATGAAACAGACCGGCCGACTTCAGACATCCGTCTCGCGAGAGCGAATCAAGATGGTCGCTCGGATCGGGACGAACGTCAAATATGGCCGGGTGCTCGAACTGAAACTGAATCGCCCCTGGCTTGTTCGTGCCCTCACCGAAAAGACGCCGACGGTCAATGCGATCATCTCCCGGCCGATGGGGTTCTGAGTGCTGTCTAGTGGGAGGGACGTCATGAGCGATCAACTTCGTCTGACTTTGGTTTTAGCTTCATTCGCCTTCGCTCTGGTAAGCCTCGGGTTCGGCGTGGCCAGCCTTCTGAAGTCGCGAGATGCACGTAGGCGGCTCGAAGAATGGACCAAAAGCTGAGAGCCGACAGTGATTCAGCCGTGGAGGTCTGATGCCCACCGAAACCAAGCCAAACCGCTTCCTGAAGTCCGGCCGCTCCCGTAAGCGACGATTCCCGCACGGCTGGTTACCCTGCCCCCGGTGCGAGGGCAAGGGCCGGCTCCAGTGGACTCACGTTTCCACCTCGTGCCCCGATTGCGGTGGATGCGGTGCGGTTGCTCCGGCCGACGTCTGAGGATCGACACATGACCGAACTCATCACCAAGTACTACACCGCCGACGAGATCAACTTCACTCCGGGCGAGCGGTCGTTCGTGGCGTGGGTGTCGACAGAGCAAGTTGACCGCGAAGGCGACATCGTGGTTGCGTCGGGCGTCGACTTCAAGAGCGAATACCTCGCGAATCCCGTGGTGATGGCGATCCACGATTACGGCAAGTGGCCGGTCGGTCAGTGCGAGTGGCTGAAGGTCAAGACAACCCGCGAGTGGAGCGGGCTCTACGGTAAGGCGAACATCGACGACACCCCCGACACCGAAGTCGTGTGGAAGAAAATCCAGCTTCGCACGGTCCGGGGCGTGTCGATCGGCTTCGACAAGCCGAAAGACTGGAAAGCCGCGGACTGGGCTCCACCGACCGCCGCGGAGGTCAAGCGGTTCCCGCACTGGCAAGGTGCTCGCCGGATCATTCGACGTTGCGTCATGGTTGAGTTCAGCATTTGCCCCATCGGCATGAACCCGTCGGCCCTGATCGAACTCGTCGCCAAGGGGCTGCACACGCCGCAATACCTGGAGAGCCCCACGATGGACGAACCCGAGAAGCCGGAACCGACCCCCGAGCCCGAACTGGCCACTGACGACCTGGTCGTCAAGGCGTACGACCCTGACATGGACGACGATGACGATTCGTCCGAGGAAGGCGACGACGACGCGGACATGCCGATCCGCAAGGGTCACTGCGTCAAGTGCGTCAAGGGTGCGTACAAGGGCATGTTCGGCCGGGTCAAGTCGATTCACCGCCGCGAGATGGTGCCCGACGTCGCCGATGACGTGATGGGGACCAAGGCTGACCCGGCGGCAAGGATGTGCTGTTACAAGGCCGTGGGCGACGGACACATGGAGACGTCGCATCACGTCGCGTGCAAGGTGGCGCATCTGGAGCGGATCGACGACCTCAAGCCCCCGTCGAAACAGGCAAAGAAAGCCGTCGCCTCGCACACGCCGAAACTCCCGCCGCTCGAGGGGCTCCGCTCCGTGGAGGAAGTGCAGGCGGAGCGGCTTGCGGCTCTCCGCGAGGCCACGCCGATTGCGGCGAAGGCGATGGCGAAGGAGTTGTTCGAACAGCTCATTGGAGTTGTTTAATGGGTCGCCGCAAGGTGCTTCGGATTGCAAGCCAATTCCTTCCGATGTTGCTGAACCAAGGATTTCACGCTTACCGAGTCGTTTCCGATTCGCTTCCGTCAGATGCTCGGGTCGTGAATTGCATGATGAATTTCAACCTTCACTCGTTCAGCCTTTTGATCGAGTCCGAATCATTTCCGGAAGTGCCAGAAGGCGAATCCTATCCGGAAATCTGCCCGACGTTGACGACCGGTGAAGACGGAAACGGATTCACGTTCAAGCCCTGCCACAACTGACCCCTAACCCTCACTCTCTTCTCCCCTCCCGTCCTCCGCACTGAGACGACCGGCAGACGCGAGCGCTCCGCCACGGTGAGAGCGACGCACACCAGCCGTAGCGATCCGGCACGCGGTGGTTTGACCCGAAGTCAACCCATCACGAAAGGTGTGCGTTCATGCGCATCAAGATGATCGAATCCGTGGGCGAGTACGCCGCGGGCAAGGAATACGACGTCCCTGCCTCGAAAGAGGCCAACGTCAAGCGGTACGTCACGGCGGGCATGGCCGAGGTGGTTCCTGACCCCCCGTCCGAACTGATCGACGAGACGCTCAAAAAGACGTTCCGCGAGATGGGCAAGGAACTCCTTGCGGGACTGACCGACGGAGCCAAGGCGTCCAGTCGGCCCGTCATCCATCAGGGCGATTACACGAGCGTTGAGGAACCGCTCAGCGGGCTGAAAGTGTTCGGCAGTTGCGGCGGGTTCCTTCACGCCGTTCGCGCGGGCACCGCGACGAATCCGGACCGTGACAGCGTCGAGAAACTGGCCGGCTGGGACGACGTCTGCCGCAAGTCGGGCGTGTTCACGACCGGGATCGTGAGCAAGGCCCCGTCGGGCAACTTCGAGGGCAACGATCCGGACGGTGGTGCTCTGGTCATCCCGGAGTTCGCTCAGCAGATCGTCGAGCGGTTCCAGGCTCAGGAGAACTTCCTGAGTGAGACCGATCAACTCACGATCCGCGGCAACATGCTCACGATGCCCCGGCTCGACGACAAGAGCCGTGCCGATGGGGCTCGTTCAGGCGGTGTCATCGGTGCCTACGCCGATGAGGCCGGAGCACTGACGAACGTCTCGAAAGTCCAGTTCGGCACGATGGACCTGAGGCTCAAGAAGCTGTTCGTCTTCTGCTTCATGACCGACGAACTGCTCTCGGACAGTGCCTACGCCCTCGAATCCTACGTTGCCAAGAAGGCGGCGGAGGAACTCGTGTTCAAGGTCAACGACGGCCTCATCCGAGGCACAGGTGCCGGCCAGCCGCTCGGGGCGCTCAACGCTCCGTGCAAGATCGCGGTGAGCAAGGAGACAGGCCAGGCCGCAGCGAGCATCCTCAATCTCAACATCGAGAAGATGTGGATGCGGTTCAACGCCGCCTGTCGCGGCAACGCGGTCTGGCTGATCAACCAGGACACCGAGGCCCAACTCCAGACGATGGCTCTGCCCATCGGCATTGCGGGCGTCCCGACCTACATGCCCGTGGGCGGGGTGTCGAACCCATCCTTCGCGACGCTCAAGGGTCGTCCGGTCAAGCCGGTCGAATTCTGCGAAACGCTCGGCACCGAGGGCGACATCATCCTGATCGACTGGTCCAAGTATCAGTCGATCGTCAAGGGTGGCGTCAAGACGGACATGTCGATGCACGTTCGGTTCCAGTACGGCGAGATGGCGTACCGGTTCACCTACCGGTTCGACGCGCAGCCGAAGTGGGACACGGTGCTGACCCCGTACAAGGGCAGCAACACGACGAGCCCGATCGTCACCCTGGCAACCCGCTCCTGATCGAGCCGCAAACCCAAGAAAGGATAGCGAACATGGCTTTTTCGACTGGTATGCGGCTCTCCACCCGTGCGATCGTCGCGCAGGTCATTCCGCCCGCGAACTACACCGGGGCGGCGTCGACCGATGTTTACGTGTCCCTCAAGGACACGACGCACGCGACGATCGTCATCTCGACGGGAGCATGGGCCGGCGGAACGGCGGCGGTCACCCTCTTGCAGGCGACTGCCGTTGCGGGCACGTCGTCGAAGGCTCTGTCGTTCGACACGGTCTATACCAACGTGACCGACACGACCTCGACGACCCTCGTCAAGACGACGGTCACGAGCGACACGTTCAACCTCACGGCGGCGAACTCGACGTACTTGATCGAGGTCGACGCATCCTCGCTCGACAATGCCAACGCCTTCGACTGCCTCTGCGTCCACGTCGCGACGCCCGGCAGCAACAACGATTACTACGCGGCGAATATGATCCTCGGTCAACTGCGTTACGCGGGCAAGACTCCTCCGAACGCACTGGCCGACTGACCTTGCGGCGGGGGCGTCGCCTGGCGCGACGCCCCGCCTTTTACAGGAGAACGCCGCATGGCATCGACCGCATCATCGTTCCGCTACGGAATCCCGTACTACTACGAACCGACGGCGGGTGTGCTCCCCGGCTCCACGGTCTGGGAACAGTCGGGGTTGCCGTTCTACTTCGCCGACCCGGGCGCATGGGTCCGGTTTCACGAGGACTTCGAGAAGATCACGATCGCGTCGAACACGTTCGGCGGGTTCACGTTCACGTCGGCAACGTCGGGATCGGTCGCGGCCGATGCGACCGTGCCGAACGGTGTGATCAAGATCGACGCAGGGGCCGTCACGGCTGGTCAAGGCGTCAACTTTCAGTGCAACCAGATCCCGGTGAAGCTCCACGCGACGCTGCCGACCGTCTTCGAGGCGCGGGTCAAGTTCACCGCCCTCACTTCGTTGAAGGTTCAGGCTCTTGTGGGGCTGGCGGCGATTCAGACGGCCCTCATCACGAGCAACGCCGTCGGCACGGATGACAAGATCGCGTTCACCGCGGTCACCACGTCCGGGGCCGTGCTGTACAACACAACCGCATCGTCGACGGCGACCACGGGGGCAGCCCTGACGCTCGTCAATGCGACGTATTACCGGTTCGGGATTGTGGCCACGACGTCTCTCGTGACGTTCTACGTCAACGGGGTGAGCGTGGGCAGTTCGAGCACGAACATCCCGACGGCGGCGCTGTCGCCTTCGTTCACATGTCAGGCGAACGCAACCGTTCAGCCTGTCATGCATGTGGACTATGTCAGCGTGCTCGCACCTCGCGGGTAAGCTGCCTCGGACGCGCCGTCATGACCGGCGGCGCGTCCATTCATCCGGACGGGCGAATCAATGCTCACATCGGACAAGATCCACAACAAGGTTCTCGGCCACCCCCCGGCCGATGAACCGAAACGCGACGACGTCTGCCCCGAGTGCGTCGAAGGCGACCGGGGCCGGACCTGGCGGGAGACGACGCAGGGAATCGCGGTCGGGATGTGCGAATACCACGGGATGTTCACCCTGAAAGATACCTGCCCCGATGTCCGTTGACCCGCTCGACCTGACCACCACCGCGTTCGTGACTCAGCAACTTGCCGCGGGCAAGGTGACGCTGACGGCTGCGCAGGTCACTGCGTTGCAAGACATGGTCACGGCGGCATCGATCGAATTGCAAGCGGTGATGGGCCGATACTTCCCGGCGGCGGACCTCGATGAGATCGTGACTCCGGCGCAGGGACGGGCCGACCGCGGCGAACCAGCCACGGCCCGACTGAGCCGGTATCCGGTCAATTCGGTGGCTCGCATCAGCGGGTCGAGAGTGACCGCCTTGACGGTCGTCAACACGGACCGCACCACGAATCAGATCGCCCGAATCAGCCTGACCACGACGGGCAACCCGGCGATTCAACTCACGTACACAGGCATCAGTTGCTATCGCATGGCGTCGGGAACGGCGACGACGAACACCGCGACGTTCGCGATCTATCCGACGATCGCAGCCCTTGCGACGCAGATCAACACGTTCGGAGGCGGCTGGACGGCGACGGTATCGAGCGGGTTCCCGC